TGCTACCCCTCCAATGGTTGTGCAGTTGAAAGACTCATGCGCATTTGCGTAACTCCGATAACTCGTTAAAGCGTTCCATAAACATCCCGTAGGCATGGCCTGGCGACTGTGGAATAACTTTGAACATCTATGTTGCCGGGATACCTTCCAGTACAGGCCAGAAAGAGCCATCATCAAGCCCGAGATCACGGCGTTCGGTTGCGAGCATGATGAGATCGGCATATTTCACAGGCGTGCTCATAACCGGGGGTAACCCGTATTTCTCACGGATTACGGCGTCTATTTTTTCTTCCATCCGTTTATAGTCAGGAAGAATGTGTTTCAGTGGCGCGGGGATGTCTTGACAATACGCTTCTGTTGCATCATGCATTAACGCTTCAAAAGCAAATTCCTGTGGTACCAGCTGGCTGCAAAGCACCGCATGTTGGGCAACGCTGTAGAAGTGTGAAAGATGACCAGCAAAGCGACAGATATTTGAAAGGGAAACCGCGATATCGTTAATAACGATGTCATTTTTATTTATCTTGTCATAATAAAAATGCTTCCCGGAAAAAGTTTTAATAAATGACATTTCGTTCTCCACGTATATGCGCTGCACCGCGCTGAATTCTGGTAAAAGGAAGCCATCACCATCCGGCGATTATTGAGTAAATTATGTTTCCATAAATGCCCCCGCAGGGGCATTTGCAGTAATGAAATCAGGCGGTGAAAGTACCAATAAAGGTTTCTACTTTGCTGTCTTTAAATTTCTCAACAAGCAGATCACGAAATTCGTTAGCCATTTCTTCCTGCACCGCTTCCAGCTGAATAATGCGCAGAACCAGTACAGGACGATCGCCAGTGATAATGCTGAGGCGTAATTTAAACGGACGTTCTTTAAGGCCTTCAAACGGAACGCATTTAAATTCAAATGCCACTGGCATAATGTCTTTAGTCTTCGCTTCGACAGACTCCATCAGGGAGCGTTTGCCGCTGAAGTCATTATCTTCAAAATCAGCGGTCTGGTTTGCTTCAATCGTGATTTTACGGACCGCCGCAGCCGCTTTTGTTGCCTGAATGGTGTCACCATTAGCATCAAAGCCCACAAGGTAGTCGGCCCAGTCTTCAATCCATTCTGCCAGTGATTTCTGGGAGTTACGCTCGCCATTAACAGACAACAGAGCAGAGAACGGTGCTGTCTTTTTCAGTTTGAGAGTGGCGGTGTTATCTGCGTGACCTGGTTCATCAATAGTACCCAGGTTAAGCACACTGACGGCACGCATATTATCAGCATCGATAAAGCAGCGGGTGCCTTCATCTGCAAGATCTTTAGAATAACGGGTAAAGTCATCGATGCTGGCAGTGGAAAGCGCACCACGGAAACGGAAGCGATTTAAATTAAATTTTTCCAGATCATGAATGCGGAAATTCTCAGGCAATGCCACAGCATCGGCACCAATCTTACTGATAATTTCATTAACACCCTGAGCAGAAATAAGGGCATGGATTTGATTAATTGCGGTTGCGTCTAAGTTCTGAGACATAATAAGTCCTCACTATATAAAGATATTCAGTGATGAGATAAATAATCAGTTAATTAAGAACGATATTAATGACCTGCTGCGCGGAGTTTTCCGTCAGGTTCACCAGCAAGAGTCAGTAATTGTCCCTGGTCTTCCTGCAGAATAGTCAGGCGACCACCGCGATTGACATACATCGGCGTTTCGGTGGTGTCTTCTTCGGAAATTTTCCCGCGGTTAGTCGGGCGAACATACGAGAGTTTGTGTTTGATTTTCACACGATTCTCATCAAACGGTTCGATTTCCAGGTTGAGCGAGACCTTACCTTTGGTTTTCGTGTTCATCACACCGGAAGCGACTTCACTGAGAACTGCGCCGATTTTGGTTTCAAATACGCCGCCGTCCAGCTCCCCAATAAATGCCTGCACATCAGTACTGCGTTCGCTAGCCATTTTGCTGCTCCTCATCATATCGACCCTGCAAGGTCGGTTGGTTTCTCCACAAAACGGAGAAGAACACCTGCGGTGGCAGCCGCCCGGATGGATTGGGTTATGAGCCCGTCGTCCGGTGATGCTCTTCTCTGTTTTGTAAAAAGAGCGGTACCAGCCGGAAGCAAGGGTACAAACTGGTACCGCCAAAGCAGTGGCTGTTGTGGTGGGGTTGTCACTCAGGCGTATGGTCAACCTGACAATCCGGTGTCCTCAACGGGGAAAGAGTAACCCCGCCATACTTACCGCCGCGCCATTTCGCGGATTACCACAACGCTGAGAGCACTTAGCCAGTTACGGCACCACACTTTGTCGCGGCTCCATAAATGCCCTCATCGTTGCACCCTGGTCTCTTCCCAGGCGTCAAACCGAATCGCCACGCTGGTTAGGCGTCTTATCAGCATCATCATTGACTTGCACATTCCGGCTACCTGGTTTGTTTGCCCGAGCAAGGAGTGGATTGTCCCCTTTAACGTCCCCAGACCGCTAACGACGCATGTGCCATACGCCGTGTTACAACCAAATTTTGTTAGTACCTTGTTTGTTTGTCTGGAAAGAAAGATAAAATGAAGTTGCGTATTATGCAAGTGTTTTGTTGCGAGATATGCAATTTAAAGGATAATGAAAAGCCACCTTTGGGTGGCTAATTGATGAGGAGGTAAGGGTTAATTGTGTCGCTTAAGGGTTTGTGACTGGCTGATTAAGACCTTTCCAAAGACCATAAACCGGTGTTCATTTTCGCTGGTAATTCCCCATTCACGGTAAATCTGGTTATCAGAAATCACCAGTAGTTTGTCAGGTATCATTTGCAGTCGTTTGACATAAATTTTATCATCAAAACCAAATACATAGATACCATCTCCATCAAACTGATTGATACTGACATCAACGAAGATGAGATCTCCTGGCTCAATGGTTGGACACATACTGTCCCCACGAACGTTGATAACTTTAATGTGATTGGCTGGCCGTCCGCCAAACATCGATACAGCATTATCAGTTCTGTATTCAATGGCATGAATCACATCAATGACATCACCGCCCTGGATAAGGCCATTTCCCGCACTGGCACTGACATCCAGCATTTCAATACGGAATACATCCTTCACCTGCGCAACATCCTCACTAATACTGTTTTTACATACAGTATTACTTTTGAAGTCTGAGGTAAAGAGATCAGCAATATCAACACCTAAGCTCTTGGCAATATTACTCAGGGCTTGTTCAGTGAATTGTTTCTGCTTACCTGTTTCCAGGCGTGAGATATTCGCCGCATCCACTCCTATTGCTTCAGCGAGATCGGCGATTTTCATGTTCTTCGCCTGGCGAAGTTGTCTGACTCGGTTTCCTATGTTCATGCGTTTATTACATTTCTTTATTGCGCGTTAAGCAAATCAACTTGCGCAAAATATTTGCGTAAAATAATATGCTCATCACGCAATATGTGGAGGTCATATGCAATCACCATTACGGAATGTGCGTAAGGCGCACGGATTTACTTTGCAGCATGTTGCTGCTGGCGTTCAGGTCAATCCAGCGACGCTGAGTCGTATTGAAAGACTGGAACAAATTCCATCTATCGATCTTGCAGAACGTCTGGCCAATTTTTTTAAGGGTGAAATCAGCGAAATGCAGATTCTTTATCCGGCACGTTTTCAATCTAGCCAAAACCAGAATGGGTTTAAACCACAGGAACAGGAGGTAAGCCGTGGGTAATCATCACTGGAAAGTGGAAAAACAGCCTGAGTGGTACGTGAAAGCTGTCAGAAAAACTATCGCGGCGTTGCCGGGGGGTTACGCTGAAGCTGCTGAGTGGCTAGATGTAACAGAGAACGCATTATTTAACCGCCTTCGTGCCGATGGCGATCAGATTTTCCCGCTGGGATGGGCAATGATTTTACAACGTGCTGGTGGCACTCACTTCATTGCTGACGCTGTGGCGCAGTCTGCAAATGGCGTCTTTGTGTCTCTTCCTGACGTCGAGGATGTGGACAATGCCGATATTAACCAGCGTTTACTGGAAGTCATTGAACAGATCGGCAGTTATTCAAAACAGATTCGTTCGGCAATCGAAGACGGTGTAGTGGAACCGCATGAGAAGACAGCAATTAACGACGAGCTGTACCTCTCAATTTCGAAGCTGCAGGAGCATGCAGCACTTGTCTACAAAATTTTTTGCGTTTCAGAAAGTAATGACGCCCGCGAGTGTGCAGCTCCGGGCGTCGTGGCGTCGATTGCTTCTGGTTGTGGAGAAACTAACGCATGAACAGTTTAACAACACACTACCGTCGCTCGCAACTGATTGCGCTTCCTGTACCGGGTGGAAAAGCGAAGGTGGAGTATTGCTATGCAGTAAATGTACCAGGTGACAGGGAAATTGTAACCCACAGCTTTGCTGAGTGGGCTGTGGGGGATTTCAACCGGCAGAAGGAGACAGTCCTTTGCGACAAGTTAACCGCTGGTTCAAAGATCACTACGGAGTGCCCGTCAGAGTCATTCGTTGGGAGCCGGAAACACAACGGGTTATCTACCTCCGTGAAGGCTATGAGCATGAGTGCTTCAGCCCGCTCGAACAGTTTCGTCGTAAATTCAGGGAAATAGAGGTCGGTCATGAGCACTAAATTAACCGGCTATGTATGGGATGGTTGCGCTGCGTCAGGCATGAAATTATCCAGCGTGGCAATTATGGCCCGCCTGGCTGATTTCAGTAATGACGAAGGTGTGTGCTGGCCATCAATTGAAACTATTGCCCGTCAGATTGGCGCGGGGATGAGTACCGTCAGAACGGCTATCGCACGGCTGGAAGCAGAAGGCTGGTTAACGCGTAAGGCGCGTCGCCAGGGTAACCGCAATGCGTCGAATGTTTATCAGCTTAACGTTGCGAAGCTTCAGGCAGCGGCATTTTCTCAACTGTCAGATTCTGACCCGTCAAAATCTGACGCATCAAAATCTGACCCGTCAAAATTTGATGCGTCGAAATCTGGCAAAAAAGCGGGTTTTCACCCGTCAGAATCTGGCGGGGATCCGTCAGTAAAATCAAAACATGATCCGTCAGATAAAAAACCTTCTCGTCCGGACGCTTCGCAACCGGACACGCAGACGGCTGAACAGGATTTTTTAACTCGCCATCCTGATGCGGTTGTATTCAGCCCTAAAAAGCGCCAGTGGGGAACGCAGGATGATTTGACCTGCGCACAGTGGCTCTGGAAAAAAATCATTGCCCTGTACGAGCAGGCCGCCGAATGTGACGGCGAGGTGGTTCGTCCCAAAGAACCGAACTGGACAGCATGGGCAAACGAAATTCGCCTGATGTGTGTGCAGGATGGTCGTACTCACAAACAAATCTGCGAGATGTACAGCCGCGTCAGCCGCGATCCGTTTTGGTGCCGTAACGTGCTTAGCCCGTCGAAGCTGCGGGAAAAATGGGATGAGCTTTCCCTGCGCTTATCGCCGTCCATCAGCACATACACAGAAAAACGCGAAGACCCGTATTTCAAATCCAGTTACGACAACGTGGACTACAGCCAGATCCCGGCAGGATTCAGGGGGTGAGCATGAGTCTTTTGAATGACGTTCAGAAATTCATTGAAGCCCATCCGGGCTGTACTTCCGGAGACATTGCGGATGCTTTTGCAGGTTACTCACGGCAGCGCGTTCTGCAGTCAGCAAGCAAGTTACGTCAGAGTGGGCGTGTGGCTCACCGTTGTGAAGGGGATACACGCAGACATTTCCCGCGCCTGACTGAGAGAGCGCAGGAGCCGGAACCACAACCAGTTCGTGAAACCAGACCTGTGCGCAATTTCTATGTCGGCACTAACGATCCACGGGTGATTTTGTGCCTGACCCGCCAGGCTGAAGAACTGGAGTCCAGGGGCCTATACCGTCGTGCTGCAACGGTGTGGATGGCGGCATTCCGTGAAAGCCACTCCCAGCCAGAACGAAACAATTTTCTGGCGCGTCGTGAGCAGTGCTTACAGAAAAGCAGCAAGCGCGCTGCATCGGGTGAAGAGTGGTATCTGTCAGGGAATTACGTGGGGGCTTAATGAGTAATAAATATTGCCAGGCGCTGGTGGAGCTGCGGAACAAACCAGCCCATGAACTGAAGGAAGTGGGCGATCAGTGGCGCACGCCGGATAACATTTTCTGGGGAATTAACACCCTGTTTGGCCCGTTTGTTCTGGATCTGTTCACTGATGGTGATAACGCCAAATGTGCCGCTTATTACACTGCGGAAGACAACGCGCTGGCGCATGACTGGTCTGAACGTCTTGCGGAGCTTAAAGGTGCTGCCTTTGGTAATCCCCCGTACAGCCGCGCCAGTCAGCATGAAGGGCAATACATCACCGGCATGCGTTACATCATGAAACATGCCAGTGCCATGCGTGATAAAGGCGGGCGCTATGTTTTCCTGATCAAAGCTGCCACCAGCGAAGTGTGGTGGCCGGAAGATGCAGATCATATTGCTTTTATTCGCGGGCGTATTGGTTTTGAACTGCCTGCCTGGTTTATCCCGAAGGATGAGAAGCAGGTGCCGACAGGCGCTTTCTTCGCTGGTGCTATTGCTGTTTTCGACAAGACCTGGAAGGGACCGGCAATCAGCTACATCGGGCGCGATGAACTTGAGGCATGTGGTGAGGCGTTTCTGGCGCAGGTTCGCCAGCAGGCGGAAAAACTGGTCAGGGAGATGGCGGCATGACGACGTTAACTCAATGCCAGCAGCAGGTGCTGGATATGCTGATTTCTTACCAGAAAGAACGTGGCTTCCCGCCAACCAACCAGGAGGTGGCAACCATGCTGGGATACCGTTCAGTGAATGCAGCGGTGGAGCATCTTCGCGCACTGGAGAAAAAAGGCGTCATCACGATAAAGCGTGGCGTGGCACGGGGGATAACGCTTCATACCGCGGTGAAGGACGACGACAGCGAGGCGGTCGGGATTATCCGCTCACTGCTTGCCGGTGAGGAAAACGCCAGGCTGCGTGCAGCCCACTGGTTACATGAGAGGGGTCTGAAAGTATGAAGCTGATCCTGCCTTTTCCGCCCAGCGTGAACACGTACTGGCGACACCCCAACAAAGGGGCGTTTGCTGGTAAGAGCCTGACAAGCGCGGTGGGGCGAAAATTCCAGAGCGCGGCGTGCGCAGCAATAGTTGAGCAGTTACGTCGTCTGCCGAAACCAACGTCGGCACCTGCTTCAGTGGAGATCGTGTTGTTTCCTCCGGATAATCGGATCCGCGATCTGGACAACTATAACAAGGCGCTGTTTGACGCCCTGACCCACGCGGGGGTGTGGGAAGACGACAGCCAGGTGAAAAGAATGCTGGTGGAGTGGGGGCCGGTTATCCCGGAAGGGAAGGTCGAGATCACTATCAGTAAGTATGAGAAACCGGCGGGTGCAGCCGCCTGATTAAGAGGAGAAACGAAGTATGAATAATCTGATGGTTATTGATGGTATTGAAGTTCGTTGTGATGCTTATGGGCGTTACAGCCTGAACGATCTACACAGGGCTGCCGGTTCTCTGGATAAGCATAAGCCTGCATTCTGGCTCCGCAATGAGCAAACTGAACGTTTAATAAGCGAGTTGCAGATTTGCAACTCGGTCAATATAGAGCCAGTTAACGTTATTCGTGGCGGAAATAACCAGGGGACGTATGTCTGCAAAGAACTGGTGTATGCCTATGCAATGTGGATCAGTCCGTCATTCCATCTGAAGGTGATCCGTACTTTCGATATGGTAACCAGCGCACCGGAAAAATTATCCGGGCAGGCTGCTGACAAGATGCAGGCTGGTGTGATTCTGCTGGACTTTATGCGCCGGGAGTTAAACCTGTCTAACTCATCTGTGCTTGGTGCCTGTCAGAAACTCCAGGAGGCTGTTGGCTTACCGAATCTGGCACCGCGCTATGCCATTGATGCTCCTGCTGACGCGCCTGATGGCTCAAGTCGCCCTACGCTGTCGCTGAGTGCACTGCTGAAACAGTATGGTATCCGCCTGACGGCTAATCAGGCATATCACCAGATGGCGAAGCTGGGGATCGTTGAACAACGCGAACGATACAGCCGTACCGCGATTAACAACATCAAAAAATTCTGGTCGCTGACAGCGAAAGGCTGCATGTTCGGCAAGAACATCACCAGTCCCGCAAATCCGCGCGAGACGCAGCCGCACTTCTTCGAATCCCGATTCCCTGAGCTGTTAAAGCTGCTCGATACCGTTCATTGAGGTGACCGTGAGAGCACTACTGACCCCTGAAATTGCCCCGCGTATGGGGATCGTATTGTTCAGGCCAGGTTCAGAGCTGATGCCCCTGTTTATGCAGGGGCGTGTCCTGCTGGAGCCTGAGCCGGAACGTTATTCATCTTTCGCCAGTGGTGCCGTTCCGGCTGCATCACAACCGCTGGCGGATGATCCTGCCGTTCGGGCCGTGTTCCGCAATGAGGCAGTGATCCGTCGTGCTGGTGGCGTGGAATGTCTTGAAAGCTGGTTACTTCGTGAAAAAGGCTGCCAGTGGCCTCATTCCGACTGGCACAGCGAGAACATGACCACAATGCGACACGCTCCGGGCGCAATCCGTCTGTGCTGGCACTGCGATAACCAGCTGCGCGATCAGTTCACGGAACGGCTGGAATCAATGGCAACGGATAACTGTGCTCGCTGGGTGTTGTCTGTCGTGCGTCGGGATCTCGGTTTTGATGATAGTCACGTTATGACAATGCCGGAACTGTGCTGGTGGCTGGTTCGTAATGACCTGGCGGATGCCTTACCGGAAAGTGCAGCCCGTAAGGCTCTGAGATTACCGAAGCCTGTTGTGCCGTCTGTCACCCGGGAAAGTGACCTTGTGCCTTTGGTTCCTGCCACCAGCATCATCCAGGATAAAGCGAAAAAGGTGCTGGCGCTGAAAGTGGATCCGGAGTCGCCGGAGTCTTTTATGTTACGCCCGAAACGTCGCCGCTGGGTTAATGAAAAGTACACGCGCTGGGTTAAGACACAGCCGTGTGCATGTTGTGGAAAGCCTGCTGATGATCCCCACCACCTGATAGGCCACGGTCAGGGTGGAATGGGTACAAAAGCGCATGACCTCTTTGTGTTGCCTTTGTGCAGAAAGCATCACGACGAGCTGCATGCGGATACCGTGGCATTTGAAGAGAAGTATGGCTCCCAGCTGGAGCTGATATTTCGTTTTATCGATCGTGCGCTGGCAATAGGCGTACTGGCGTAAGTGGAGAATGCTAAATGATTAATCCTTCTGAAGTTGGCAAATCAGGTGAAATGGTTCGCCTTCGTACTCTGGAAAGTATCTGGATACAAGGCAAGTTGCGCATGTGGGGCCGCTGGTCTTATATCGGCGGTGGTAGTGGTGGAAACATGTTTAACCAGCTTCTGGCATCCGGGAAAATCACCAAGACAGCTATCAATGAAGCGCTACGCCGGATGAAGATAGCGGGTATCACCAAGCCTGAACTTGAAGCGTACCTGCGTGAAATTCTCAACAGCAAAAATAAAAGCGGCCTGGCGTTCTGTTCAGATGAAGAAGGGTTGTTAGTGGACGGTGTCATTGCTTCAGTACTGATGAATGATGACTACCGATCGCTCTATAGCGTGATTGTTGACCGGTATCGTCTTCGTAAGAGCAAGTTGCAGATGGCCAATGAACTGCAGGCTAAACATCCTGACTGGCCGCTGATCACCTGTCGTCGACGCATTGACACTTGGCTAAGTCTTGCAGAATCGATCCTGTACGCTCCAGTTTGTGACGCATTCGGCACAAATAGCGACAGATTTAAGTTGCAGAGTGAGCAAGAAAGTGCTTAAATTGTGGTAGGCTCGGGACGTTAAAGCGAACTGAGCAACACAACATTAAGAGCCCGCCATTGAGCGGGTTTTTTTGTTATGATTCCTCTGAAACTCAGGAGGCTTCATGACTTGGCAAAACGTACCGTACGCTTTCGAAAAAACTACTGGCGAGTTGACCTTGGTAATAGAAAAATTACCGCCAATTGAAATCAGTTCTTCCTTTCCTTTTGAAACACTCATTACTGCTCTTGCAGGCGTTATTGCCGCAGGAATAACTGGTTGGGTTGCATACAGGGCAATCAAAGAAAATTTTGCCTTAGCCACATTACAGGCTCACTTGAATACTAATAAAGAATTGGCGCAACAAATACGTTTTGCTGGCGCTGAGCATGTGACAGACGTAATTATGTTGGCCAGCACATTTGAGCAATGGCATCTGGTCGGAAATAAGAATATGGATATATTGGCTAAGGGTGTTTTCCCTGAGGAGATTCAAGTTCCAATAAAGGCCGCTGAAATAAGTAAAAATAAATTACTTCTATTAATAAGGCCTGATGAGGAAGGTTGTAAGTTGATAACCCTGACGGCAGATCTTCAAAAAGCGCTAAAAGTATGTTTTACAAAAGGGTATTTTACTCCGGAAGAAAAAAAGTCATTTATTGATGCACAAAACGCCTTTATTTTTGGGTGTCATGAGTATATCAATCAAAGTTTATCTTAAAAAAACTATACCTTACCAAGGCCGCCTTAATGCGGCCTTTTTTGTTTCCCCTCGTTCTGAGAGGACCAACAGCAATTAAGAGGGGGCTAAATGTCCGATCCGATTTCCGGTACTGGGCTGGCTGGTGGTGCCCTGACGGGTGCCAGTGTTTATGGACTGCTGACCGGAACTGATTACGGCGTTGTATTTGGCGCATTTGCAGGGGCTGTATTCTACATAGCAACAGCTGCAGATCTGAGTGCATCGCGCCGACTGGCATATTTTATCGTGTCATATATTGCCGGGATTCTTTGCTCTGGGTTGGTTGGCTCCAAGCTGGCGAACTTGACCGGATACAGTGATAAACCTCTGGATGCTATTGGTGCCGTAATCGTCTCTGCTTTAGCCGTTAAAATCCTGACGTTCCTGAATAATCAGGATATCGGCTCGCTGGTGGCGCTCATAACGCGCCGGGGAGGTTCAGGTGGAGCTAAATGACCCGACAGCAACTATAAATGCGCTGTTATGTGCTTGTGTTGTTATTACTCTGATGTTTTATCGTCGTGGTGATTCGCGGCATCGTCCTTGGGTTTCACGTTTAGCCTGGCTGATTACTGTTACATACAGTGCTGTTCCGTTGGCCTATCTCTGTGGGATTTATCCCCATTCCTCATGGCCCATTATCGTGGCGAACACTATTTTTCTTTCCGTGCTGGTGGCTGTCAGAGGCAACGTTGCACGTCTGGTTGATCATCTGAGGCACTAATGAACCAACAATTATTTCAAAAGGCGGCTGGTATTAGCGCCGGGCTGGCTGCGCGCTGGTTTCCGCACATTGATGCGGCGATGAAGGAATTCGGCATTACAGCACCAGCGGATCAGGCAATGTTTATCGCTCAGGTAGGCCATGAGTCGATGGGGTTTAGCGCCGTAGTTGAAAATCTTAACTACACACCATCTGCGCTTGTGGCGACGTTCGGAAAGAGGATCACACAGCAGCAGGCTGATGCCCTTGGCAGAACATCCGGACATGCAGCTCGTCAGGATGCTATTGCCAATCTGGTGTATAGCAACCGACTGGGTAACAAAGCACCAGGTGATGGCTGGAAATATCGTGGTAGAGGATTAATTCAAATCACTGGCCTCCATAATTATCGCATCTGTGGCGCGGCGCTGAAGTTAGATCTGGTGACTTCACCTGAACAACTGGAACAGGAACTACAGGCTGCGCGCTCAGCTGCATGGTTCTACACCTCTAAAGGTTGCATGATCTACGGTGCCGATATTAACCGTGTTACGCGCATCATTAACGGCGGTTTGAACGGTATTGAGGATCGTAAGGTCCGATACAACAAGGCGCGGGCGGCGCTGCTGGTATGAAGATGAGTTATTGGGCGCTCATTTTAACGTTTATTGCTTGTGTCGCTGGTGGTCTTGTCTGGTCAGCTAATCATTACCACAATAAAGCCATTGAATACAAAAAACAGCGCGACGAAAACGCTATGGCATTAGATTCGGCTATGGCGACGATCTCTGATATGCGGAAGCGTCAACGTGATGTAGCAGAACTCGACGCAAGATACACAAAGGAGCTTGCTGATGCTAACGCGACTATCGAAAGTCTCCGTGCTGATGTTTCTGCTGGGCGTAAGCGCCTGCAAGTCGCCGCCACCTGTGCAAAGTCTACGACCGGAGCCAGCGGCATGGGCGATGGAGAAAGCCCAGGACTTACAGCAGATGCTGAACTCAATTATTACCGTCTCCGAAGTGGAATCGACAAGATAACCGCGCAGGTTAACTACCTGCAGGAATACATCAGGACGCAATGCCTGAAATAATTTTTTTGCAAATCACAAAGTCCATTTAATGAGCCTCGCGATGCGGGGCTTTTTGCAATAAATGCGTACCGCAACGCATGTTTTTTACACCGAACCTGCCCCTTTGGAATGGGCCTTTGAGGATACCAGTTAGTGCTGGCGAGCCTCGGTGGGCTGGTTTCCTGTGCGGCAAAGGTTCATTTCAAAGAGTAGGTACACGCTATGAAATCATTAACCCTCTTCAATCAACCAATTCGTATCGGTGAAGATGGCATGATCTGCCTCACTGATATGTGGAAAGCCAGTGGTAAAAGTGAATCTGAATCACCTTACCACTACCTGCGAAACAAGCAGACCAAAGAGTTCTTAGCCGAGCTGGAGAAAAACCACGAATCTGTGGTTTTTACTGAGCGCGGTGTACACGGTGGAACATATGGCGGGAAGTTTGTTGCTTACGATTATGCGGCTTGGTTAAACCCCGGGTTCAAGTACGCGGCCTATAAAGTCCTCGATGACTACTTCACCGGAGAACTTCAGCATCGCAACAGCTTAAGTGCGCAGCTCAACATGAAATGTCATGAGTTTGACCAGAAGAAAGACATGGCGAGCTTCTGCGGACAAGGGCTGGCAGCATGGCGCTATACGAAGCCAGTGTTGGTCGCTGAGATTAACTCCCTGGCTAACCAGCTGCAGATTACGATCCCCGGGCTTCCGGGATGAGTGATCGTGTTATTGAATGCGCCTCCAGAGCGGGGCGCGACTTCTCAGAGTTCATGAAAGGCGAGAAGGGCATGATGGAAGCATTGGCCTCGGTGGATGAGTTTGGCGAGCAGCTGCGCCTCAACGGCTGTGTCAATCATCACTTTGTTAGCTACATGATGCGGAACTCGATCATGCAGGCATTCATGGACATGGCAAAAGCCGAGAGGAAAGAAGAGCGCCGGCGTAAGCGAGCGGAAGCAAAAGCGAAGTAGCCATTACAAAGCCTATCTACGGGTGGGCTTGATAATGGCTTATACCCTACACGGGATAACTTAACTGATATCCCTTTTAAAGGATAAAGGTATTCAAGCCTGACACATCATGCGCTGTATCGTCGCCGTATTCCCGTATTAACAGAGACCGTAGCCCGACGGGGAACTCCTTCTGCGCGAGTGTGTGGGAATAATCAAAAACGATGCACACCGGGGTTACCGGGTACACATATTTCATCATGCCAGCGAGTCCGGTTCTGGCACGGAAGAAACCGGACGTTATGATTTAGTGCGGAAATATTTGTGTAGTGTTCTGAATGTTCTCAGTAAAGAGTAATGAATTATCAAAGGTATAGTAATACCTTTTGTTTTCGTGGATATTTGTAATCCATCTGAAAACCCCTGCTGTAGCAAGATTTTTCCTGTATTCGTAAAATGATAACTCTCCTGATTTGAATCCTTTTAAGGTGGCTTCTATAAGGCATTTATTTTTTGAAAATCTTACATTTACAATCTTACCCTGTCCTTTTATTAAAACCGTATTATCGTTTTCAAGAACAAGATGAATATTCTCTGTGGCTAAATAGTAAATGTAATGTGAGACATTGTGACGTTTTAGTTCAGAATAAAACCAGTGATAGTTTAAATTATTTCTCACTTTATCGAATATTTGTTTAAAAATGGCAACCTGAGCCATTGTAGTACCTTCCATGTGATATGAGGGGCGTAGTCTGCACGATTATCTAAATTGCTTCAATCTGGTCTGATCTGTTTTCTGAGCAATTCAGTAATGTCACTCTTTTCTTTGTTTGCTTCAGGAGAAACTCTTTTTTCTGAGCACAGTCTCCGGCGGCAGGCTTCAATGACCCAGGCTGAGAAATTCCCGGACCCTTTTTGATCAAGAGCGATGTTAATTTGTTCAATCATTTGGTTAGGAAAGCGGATGTTGCGGGTTGTTGTTCTGCGGGTTCTGTTCTTCGTTGACATGAGGTTGTCCCGTATTCAGTGTCGCTGATTTGTATTGTCTGAAGTTGTTTTTACGTTAAGTTGATGCAGATCAATTAATATGATACCTGCGTCATAATTGATTATTTGACGTGGTTTGATGGCGTAGATGCACGTTGTGACATGCAGATGATAATTATTATCATTTTGCGGGTCCTTTCCGGCGATCCGACAGGTTACGGGGCGGCGACCTCGCGGGTTTTCGCTATTTATGAAAATTTTCCGGTTTAAGGCGTTTCCGTTCTTCTTCGTCATAACTTAATGTTTTTATTTAAAATACCCTCTGAAAAGAAAGGAAACGACAGGTGCTGAAAGCGAGCTTTTTGGCCTCTGTCGTTTCCTTTCTCTGTTTTTGTCCGTGGAATGAACAATGGAAGTCAACAAAAAGCAGCTGGCTGATATTTTCGGTGCGAGTATCCGTACCATTCAGAACTGGCAGGAGCAGGGAATGCCCGTTCTGCGAGGCGGTGGCAAGGGTAATGAGGTGCTTTATGATTCTGCCGCCGTCATAAAATGGTATGCCGAAAGGGATGCTGAAATTGAGAACGAAAAGCTGCGCCGGGAAGTTGAAGAACTGCGGCAGGCCAGCGAGACAGATCTCCAGCCAGGGACTATTGAGTACGAACGCCATCGACTTACGCGTGCGCAG